CCGACAGCCAGCGGGCAAAGCACTGACAACCGAGAGGCTCAGGGAATCATGACTTACTAGTGAGCATTCATTTGAGTGCTTACCACTAAGTCAACAAGGAGACAAACAATGAAATTTCGCACTGATTTTGTTTTTGAAGAAGCAACTAGCGTCAATCAGATGAAGAACCTGAAAGAAGCTGTGCAATTTGACGCCTTCAATCCTAACGGTCTGGTTGCTCGCAAGCGAAAAAACGACCACCGAATCTCTGATCTTATTGATCAAGGTGTGGTGCCTCAAGGCTGGTTTTTGGCTTATGGCTCTTACGCTGATTATTGGGTCGAAAATATGTACAAGCTCGCCAAAAAGAAGCAAGTCAGTGGCAGAGAGCAACGAGTTGCGCGAAAGCTTTTACTGCAAGACATTGAAAATGTTGAAGCAAAAATTGCCGAGGTTGCAACACAGGCCGCCTAAGCGACCCTACCTTGACTGATGAGCCTGGTTGGTTACCAGGCGAAACGCTCTTCGGAGCGTCTCAAGAAACCAAAGGAGACAAACATGGCACACACGCGTCGGTCCTTACGGTAACCGTCAGGTCATCACTTTCGTTAACCAACGCTTTCATGGCGGCACTCGCCGTCGTATCCGTGTTATTGGCTGGAATATTGTTGAAAAGGTTGCATAAGCGGCCTTCTCCTAAACCCACTGATGAGCTAGTGAGAATCTAGCGAAACGCCTACCAAGGCGTCTGGGTACATCAATCTAAGGAGACAAACTATGAATAGTACAGATCGTTATTGGAGAATGTGGTGGTCAAGCGGCGCCACCAAGGAAAGCTTCTTTTACTCAGAAAAAGACCTACGAATTGCGGCAAAAAAGTACAACTTCGATGCTGACACGGTCTTAAATTATGGCGAAGCCTACATGTGGGACGATGGAGTAACACCTAACAGTGACCCATCAGCCGATGAGATTTGGGGCGGTGTCATTGAAGAGCATGACGACTGATGGGAGCTACGGCTCCCTCTTTTTTTGTTTCTTCATCCTCTCAACGTACTTTAAGTACGGCTCCCCATACTTCTTCTCAAACCAGATCGCCCATGAGTATTTGCCGCTTGGCACCGTGGCACGACGCTTGTGCCATATCGCACGGGCGGCATGATACTTGATCTGCTCTGCCCATCCTCGCTCTTCTTCAGGCGAGGTCTGCAAGCCCAAACTCTGTGACTCCCTCGACGTTGTACGGTCGATAGATTCCCGCTTCCTCACACGCCAACCCTACCGACAACGCTTGCTCATTCTGAGCATCGCCATACGCAATCGCTTCTTCTGACAGCGTGTAAACAGCAAACGGGTAGGGGTGTGTCTTCTCCTGCGCCAAGAAGTAAAACTTTTCTGTGGGTAACCCAACCGCCCTGCAACCTGCCAAGTAGAATGCCGCTTGTTGGTGGTATCGAAAGGTGTTGATCGCACCACGAAAGCCACGGGGTGAGGCGTCCCGGCAGGTCTTCAGATCCCAGATGTCAGACCCGGTGTGCCAGTCGAGCTTCCCTTTGCATGGATGATTGTTCCACATGAAACAAATCGTCAGCTCCACATGGTGGTCAGGCTTGGGTATATGGTCGCGCACGACTTCTCGTCGCTCCATGCATAGATCGTACAAGTCTTGCTTTACGGGTGTGCGGTCACCGACTGTCTCAAGCCAGTCAACATACTCAGCTTTACCTGCCTTGGTGCGTCGATCAACGACTGGCTCAATGGCGTACTCGTCAAAAAACTTATGATGTTCCAGGAACACGGAGTGCTGCACACGGCCCTCGAGGAGCGCAGGGGTCTCTTTGAACAACCCGTGCTTCCAAGTGTAGGGACACTTAGCGATCGATGTCAGGTCATGACTACGCCAGGCTGGGATAGAATCATAGGTCGGGTAGTCTAGGTCTTCGTAAATGCCAGGTGTGAAGTCCATCAGTCAACTCGTTTTACGTGGGTCATCGCCCATGCTAAAGCGTAAGTACCAAATGCTCTTGGCCTTGTCTTGATTGGCATCGCCTTTTTTGCCCGCGCGCCAAACGTATTTGAAGCTTGCTATCTCCGCATACTCTTGGACGCGCTTGAGGCCATAGGCCGATATCATGGCATCGATACACTCCACCTCCCCAGACGCATAGTGGGAAGGTGAGTTGACCATGTCAGTGGTCTCTACTGGGGGTTTTTTAGTCATCATAATTTAAAACGGGATGTCGTCCTCTTCAAATGGGTCGGCTTCTTGCGGCTCACTGACCACCACCTTATTGCCGCCTTTTGCCTTGGCTGCTTGCACCTCGAAGCATGCGGGCACAGGCTCTTTGCCTACCTCATCGCACCCTACGATTTGCCATTTCATGAAGGCAGGTAGCTCGTCAAGGATATCGCACATCGCTTTACTTTCGGCCGTGGATTCGCCTGTCCATTCTTTGCAATATTCATCGAGGTCAAAGATGACGGCTTTGTTTTCAGTCTCAACCCGCTTTGGCCCACCATCGGCGCAAAACACACCTGTGACTTTATCGCGTCCGCCGCTGGTCAGTCCAACCGACACCTTGCAGGTTACACCCAAAATTTTGGTGATGTCGAAGCCCTCAAGCTCTTTGTCGGTAAAGGGCTTGTTGCGCCAGTTCTGCAAAATGTTGCGAAGGGCAGCCGTTTTATACAGGCTCAACGTGTATTTGTGTGAGATAGACATGGGCCTATCATCATCCATCCTCAAATCGGGTAGCTCCCAAAACAGCCACACGCTATGCTGTTTTTTCAGCTCCCCTTGAAACTCATTCATGGCTGTACCCGCATCGACGATTTTGTAACAAATCGCGTTGTGAGTTCCTTGGGGTACTTGCTGGTAATCACTTGATCCAGTGTCTGCTGCAACGATTGGCATTGAATTGCTCCTTGTGTAAATGTAAAAAGTTGCATTAGTATGCACACTCTTACATTTCTCTTGCAAGGAAAAATTGATGGGACTAAAAGACGTGAGGGCTGGGCCAAGCAAAAACATGGCCCGTCCGTTGTCGCAATCCTTACGCGATGACTTCATCGATTTTTTAGCCAGCCATCACATGGAGTATGACCCGAAAGAGGGTTTGGTCGAACACGGTCGAGGCAAAGCCTGGAGTGCTTACGGCGGCCGCGCCCGAAAAGACAAAGGGTGGTACTTATTATTTTTGCATCAAGAAAACCCGCTTGGTCTTTGTTTTGATTGGCGTGAAGGGGATCATCCGATCGCACGCTGGTCGCCCGATGGTCGTGAAGAGCTGACCGATGACGAGCGAGAACGCGAGCGCCAGCTTATAGAGCAAGCCCGCAAAGAATACCAAGAGAAGCTGGCAAAGCAGCACGCGGAAGTTGCCAAGGAGTGTCGCAAGATTTGGAAACAGGCGGCGCCTTGTGAGAATCATCCCTACCTGGAGCGCAAGAAAGTAGCAAATCACGGACTACGGGTGTCGCTCGGTCCTGATTTTGATGGCTATCTCATCCTGCCCTACCGCGATGAAACCAAACAGATTGTCACGTTGAGTTACATACCGCCAGAAGCTGGGGAGCAAAAATGGTGGCACAAAGGCGCGAAGCGCAAAGGCACCTACGCCCTCATCGGTCCTGAGCTTCTCGCTCATGAGCCAGAGCGCATTAACTATGTGGAAGGCTATGCGACTGGCGCTAGTTGGTATGAGCATGTTGGTGAGGCCGAGCCTGTCATCATCACGGGGGATGCCAATGGCATGGTCGATGTGCCGAAGCTGTTTGCTGAGTGGTTCCCCGACGCCACTCATGTGTTTATTGCGGACAACGATGAGAATGAGACGGGGCAGAAAGCAGCACAAGCGGGTGCCAACGAGGTCAAGCTTGTAGGCGGTAACGCCGAAATCATTGTGCCTGGTGAGGTCGGCCAAGACTTCAACGACGTGGTCAATCAGCCCAGTATCGAAGGTGAGATCATACCCAAAGATCATCGGGCGATGGCTGAGGTCGTTGATTACGCGGCGTTACCGAAGGGTAGTCGCCTCATGCAAAGCAAAGAAAACTATGCGGTGCTGCTTGAGAAAAATGAGATCGATGTGGCGTACAACGTCATCAAAAAGGAGATGGAGATCGACATCCCTGACATGCGGTTTATCAACGATCTGAAAGAGGATGCGATGATTGCAGAGCTGGAGAACCGTTGCATCAAAGAAATGCTGCCACATGAACGCATGCGGGTGAATCTGCCGCTACTCGCAAGAGAACACAACCCAGTCAAAGACTGGATGGAGAGCGTGCCCTGGGATGGCACATCCCGCATACAGCAGTTGCTGGACACCGTGGACGCTGAGGACAACCCGCTCAAAGAGATGCTGATGCGTAAATGGCTGGCCGGGTGTGCGGCCGTGGCCTGTCTACCACAGGGAGCGAACCTCGAGGGCGTGCTCATTTTTGTCGGACGACAGGCGATCGGTAAGACGCAGTGGATGAAGTCGCTGGCGCCGAACAAAGATTGGTTGCTTGAGGGTGCGACGCTGAACCCAAGTGATAAAGACAGCGTCAAGCACGCGGTCAGCCATTGGATTGTGGAGCTGGGTGAGCTGTCT